CAAAATAAGTTAAGGAGACACCCTATGTCCGAATTAGATAAAACAATTGAGGAACTTGAGGCGGAGGTTTTGGAAGAGCTTGAAGAAGCTAATGGAGCCGATGCACCTAAAAAGGGTGCTATTCCTTCTCAAAAATCCGAAATAGATGACGAAACCGAAGAAGACCTTGGTGGTAGTGCTACGGATGGTACAAAAGCAGCTGATGCAGTTGCAAAAAGTGCTGCCAAAGTTAAACCCGCTAAGAAAATTGCAGGAATTGCCCCAATGAAACCCGAAAAACTTGCTGCCGGTGATGAAGTTGATCATGACGGTGAAGAGTTAGAGGAAGCAAAAGCTTTAACAAAAGCACAACATCTTGAATCAATCGGTAAGATGAAGAAATCTGATATTGAAGAGATGATTGCTAATCATCAATCAAAGATCGAAGAAGCCGGTAAAGCCGAGACAGAAGAAGAACTTAAATCTCTTGAAACGGCTAAGGCTGAAATCGAAGAAAAAATTAAAAACATCTCTGTTAAAGAAGATGTTGATGCTCTCACAGAAGGGGAAGACCTTTCAGATGAGTTTAAAGGTAAAGCCGCCACAGTATTTGAGGCTGCAGTTAAATCTAAAATGCGTACAGAAGTAGAACGTATTTGTGAGGCTGTAACTATTGAAAAAGAAACTGAAGTAGAATCCTTCAAGAAAGAACTTACGGAGAAGGTCGATACTTATCTCAACTACGTTATAGAGGAATGGACTAAGGAGAATGAGTTAGCAATTGAGCGTGGACTTAAAGGTGAAATTGCTGAAGACTTTATCTCTGGACTGAAACAGTTGTTTGAAGATCACTATATTGATGTTCCAGACGAAAAATATGATGTTCTGGAAGCTCAATCAGATAAAATTGCTGAATTAGAAGAAAAACTTAACGAAGAAATTCAGAAGAATGTTGGTATATCCCAAAAGAACTCTAAATTGGTTCGTGAGCAAGTTATTGTTGAAGTTTCTGAAGATTTAGCAGATACTGAGATTGAAAAGTTCAAATCACTAACAGAAGATGTAGATTTTACAGATGAAGAGTCTTTCAAAGAAAAACTCTCCACTCTAAAGGAAAGTTATTTTCCTAAAGTTTCCACTTCTGCTTTAAGTGCAAGAACTTCTTTTGATGATGATGGTAGCACCGCACAGGACGTTGATACGACTGATACGATGAATAAGTATATGTCGGCAATTAGTCGTGATCATAAGGCGAGTGCATAAATTATAAAACAGATGTAAATGATAAAGGAGAAACAAATGTTTCAGACAGAACATCTACAAGAAAAGTGGCAGCCAGTCCTAGAACACCCTGATCTTAATAAGATTGAGGATTCTTATAAGCGGGCGGTTACTACTCTCATCTTGGAAAACCAAGAAAAAGCTATGAGGGAAGATTCAAATTTTCTTTCAGAAGCTGCTCCTACCAATAGTACGGCTGGACAGGTTTCTAATTGGGATCCAATTTTGATCTCTCTAGTTCGACGGGCAATGCCTAATCTTATTGCTTATGACGTATGTGGCGTTCAACCGATGACAGGCCCAACGGGTTTGATTTTCGCAATGCGTGCCAAGTATGCATCGTCTGACGGTGCTGAAGCTTTGGTTGACGAAGTTACAGGTCATTCAAACGATGATGCTGCTGGTGACTTAACATCTTCAGCCAACACAGGTACTAACCCTAAACTTCTGAACGATAGTCCTGTTGGAACATATCTTGCTCCTACAGGTATGACTACTGCTCAGGGTGAAGCATTGGGTGATGCAACTGGTAATGCTTTTGCAGAAATGGCTTTCAGTATTGAGAAGACAACAGTTACTGCTGTTTCACGTGCCCTCAAAGCTGAGTACACGATGGAATTGGCTCAAGACCTTAAAGCAATTCATGGTCTGGATGCCGAAACAGAACTTGCTAACATTCTTTCTACGGAAATTTTGGCAGAAATCAATCGTGAAGTTGTTCGTGACTTGTACATCACAGCTGTTGCTGGTGCTCAGGCAAATACGACAACTGCTGGTACTTTTGACCTTGATACAGACTCTAACGGACGTTGGAGTGTTGAAAAGTTTAAAGGTCTGATGTTCCAGATCGAACGAGATGCTAATGCGATTGGTCAACAGACTCGTCGTGGTAAAGGTAACATCATTATTTGTTCTGCCGATGTTGCGTCTGCTCTACAAATGGCTGGTGTTCTTGATTACACACCCGCTCTTAACAACAACCTTAATGTTGACGATACATCTACCACATTTGCTGGTGTGATGAATGGTCGCTTTAAAGTATATGTTGATCCTTATTCTGCCAACGTAGCTGCTTCTCAGTACTATGTTGCTGGTTATAAAGGTTCTTCACCTTACGATGCTGGTTTCTTCTACTGCCCATATGTTCCATTACAGATGGTTCGTGCGGTTGGTGAGAATACATTCCAACCAAAAATCGGATTTAAAACTCGTTACGGAATGGCTGCTAACCCATTTGCAGCTGCTGGTGCAGCTTCTGCTGGTTTCCCAGCTGCTGGTCTTAACTCTGATGCATCTTTGGATGCTAACACGAACTCTTACTATCGCAGAGTCAAAGTAAACAATCTCATGTAAGATTGTTTTCTAATAAGAAACTTGAC